TTATCGTTGTACAAAGTTCTAAGGTAGTTATAGTTCAATGCCGCACGAACATGACCTGGCATATTCTCACGACCTTTTTTACTATTGGCTTCCTTATCACCATACATGGTTAAATTGTTTACACCTTTTGGTGAACCTTTAGTCCAACTATCTTGTTTACTAAGTTGTCGTTTAAATTCTTTAATAGTTTGAATAACTTCTATACGGTCTTTACCGGCAAGCACCATTTCAAGAACACTCATTAAGAATTCTTGTACATACTTAGGAGTATCAGCACGTTTCAAATCAAGACCCATAGCCTTGATATCACCCATTTTACCATCCTTATCTTTACGCTTACCTTCTTTATCAAAGATATTGATAGCATAACGCTTTTTAGTAATAAAGATACTACGATCACCAATCAATTCACGACCAGCTTTGATGATTGAACCATTCTTTCTCGGAGCATGAAATGCTTGTTCCATAAATGCGGGAAAGCTTTCATTTGTTTGGTCAGCAATACTATCATATAAACCTATGCACATATCTTTGTCCCATTCCAATTCACCACTCTCTATTTGTGGTTTAAGAATAGGATATGCACTAAAGTAACAACTATCTGTATCACCATAAACAATTGCTTGTCCATCATGTACATACTCTCCTGTTACCAATTCATTGATCTTACTCATCATGTGACGCACAATCTGACGACCACATAATGTTACTGACTGACCAATACGCTTATCATAGAATCTACAATGTTCATTTAACAATGCACCATATGCCGAGTTCAACAAAATTTTACGAACAAGTTGCCTTTTATCCCAATACTCACGATCTTCAGTAGTAGTTGCTTCCTTAAGCTTTTTCTGCATTTCTTTTCTATCACTATACCAACGACTTAGTAGTCCTGGAACAACACCTTCTTTCTCATAAGTAAAGATTGTACCATTTGCACTAAGCATCCAAGGGTTATGACTATCAAAGATAAGTTTCCATATTTCAGCTGCACTCATTTGTACACTTTTACCATTTGAATAATCAATTGTAAGAATAGTACCACGTTCTTGATTCATAACCGCAGTATATTCTAAACAAGCAAACAAACCTTCCCATAAGATACTACCAGTAACATCATCATCGCCCTCTTTGTGACGCTTTTTTTCAGTTGCTAATCGTAGCCCCTTATCTTTCATGTACTTGTCTGTAAGTGTTTGTCTGATTTGTCCAACAAGTGTTTCTCCTGCCATGTTGACGGCCCTAATAACCGAGGGATAGAGCGAGTTGATATCAACTGCCCCGACGTATTCGTGCATACCTTTTTTGGGAGTAGCAACGAAGGCACCTGCCGCTTGTTGTTCATCTTCTGCATGTTCAATCCTTTTTTGTTTATCTGGTACTACTAATCCGCGTTCATGCGCCTCATTCATAATTGCCATTTCAATCATTGCAACTGAACCCATTACTGTTGGTAATAGTACTGTGTTCTCATGCGCTAATTGATTTGCCAATTCTAAGAATTTTAATTTATTATGTATCTTAAACAACAACATTGTATCTTGTCTATTGTATTCTAAAAACTTGCTAAAGTCTTTATTATACATTTGATCCAATGATCCTTCATATGTAGTTTTGTTCTCCCCTACCTCCATCTCACCGATAAAGTCTAACTTGTAACTGTGGCGACTCTCATAATTATATTTCTTATAGAGTTGCAAATAGTCCATGTGTACACGACCAACTAAATCAAAAGTTGTAGACTCTTTCCCATATCTTTCGTACTTTCTTGGTTTAGGAAGCTGGCCTAATAAACAAAACTTTCTTGTATCGTCTTTGCTCATTACTCGGGTTACACGATTGACCATGTAGGGTATGTCATAGCCCTCTGAGTTCCAACCAGTCAATACATCAGCATCTTCTATCAATTGAAAGAACATATCAAACATTTCCTTTTCATTAGTGAAAAGTATCGTGTTATCAAATGTACTTACAATCTCTTGTGCATCTGTATTTGTTAATGTTTTGGGAGCAATACATAAAGTAATCAATTGATCTAACCAATCCAAATACAATGAAATTGCAGTTACTGGATTGAATGGATCATCAGGTGGACTAAAACCTTTTACCTTATCAAAGTCTACTTCAATGTCAAAGAAACAAGTGTGTAGTTTAGGTGCGTCTACTTTAAGATAATTTTCACTAAGGCATCTAAAGATAATATTGATATCACTTTCAAAAAGTTTCTTATCACTATTGATTCTTTTTTCTTTTTCGAATTCGGTACGCTTGCGAGTACTGAATCTGGTTACTGGATCACCATAAATACTACGATGTTTGCCTTTAGGATCACTATAATAAAAAACATAGTTGGTAGGATACTCGGTATAATGGCGTTTACCATCTTTACCTCGTTCTACTACATAGATTCTATCTTCGTCACGGCTATGCACCGCGTCCACATAGGACATTATTGTTTACTCCTACAATTATCACCGTGCCATCGATTATGATTTGGTTTATCAATTGTTTTATTGCAATGGATACATGTTATTTTTACATTAGTTGGGTTATTCATTAAAAATCGTTTTCTTCCATTTTCTTTTTGTCTTGCTAATCCTTCAGGAGTATAATTTAATTTTTTACCCCTTCTGTTAAGATCTGCTTGTGTTCTCTTCTCAGTCCAATTTTTAGTTTTGCCTCTAATTGAATCACCGAACTTTTTAGCCACTAACGGATTCCTCATTGGGTTTTTATCACCAATCATATCTTCTCGTGGTCCACCCTTAAGAAAATGATGAGTACCATCACTTACTCTTTTTTTAGCTGCCATACTATTGAGTTTTGAGATCTCTTCTGGACTTTTGTCCATTCTTAATCCTATTAAACTACATGCATTCCAATCTTGTTGAGAAAAATGTATGTTGTAATGCTCTTCTATAGTAACTAATTTTAAATTAGAAATTTCATTATTATTATGATTTCCATCTAAGTGATGTATTTCATATGATCTTCCGTCTTTGTCTTTGGGTATAGGACCGTTGATGGATTCCCAGACTAATCTGTGTTTTCTTGAACTCATTATGATACTCCGAATAGTAATAGATGGGCTATCTGTGATTCGGCACAGAAGGGTAATTACTCCCGTTCGCCCTATATTATTTATCAGATGCACCATAAATTATATAGTTTTACCTACAGTTTCTAAAATTGTGTTTAATTGTTCGTGTTCTTGATTTGTTTGTGTTAAGCTTGCTTTGTGTGCGATGCGAATTGCTTTTTTGAGTACACTAGGTTTTACTTCTAGTTCTTCTGCAATTGCTTTTACTGTATCTGCTAAACCTTCATTTAAAGTATCAATTTCGTGCATGACTGCCATGCCTTCATTTATAATTTGTGTTAGCTTTAGTTTTTGATCGCCGTTGAATGTTTTAATATCACTCATAAAATCTCCTTATGAGTAGTTATTATACATGAAACTGTAAAGAAGTCAAACTTTTTACTGACTCATTTGACCGTTATGTTTACTTCTTTAGCATTTTTTTGATTGCGGTAACTGCACGTTTTGGTTCGCTAAGTAGTAACCATTGTACCAATAACAGTTTATTTGAATTGTAGTCCTCTCCCAATATGTCTTTGGGTGATTTTATGTTTAATTTTTGTTTGAGTATGTCTAATTTATTTTTGAAATCATCCATGATTACTGGAATATTTCTGGGTGTTGTTTCCCATAAATTTTAATATATTTCCCTGCAAGAAGGTCTGCCATTGCTTCAATAGGACTACCCGGATAGCTATCACCATCTTTAATCATATTCAATTGTGATTGACGTTCATGTACTAGTTCATGGAATATAGTACGGAAAATATCAACCAAGTTTCTATTTTCAATGTATACCCAAATCTTGTTGTCTTCTGTATGAACACCAGTATGATGACCTTGTTGTGCAACTTTGGTGTTACGACTCAATGTAATCTTTGGGTAAGGTTTTTGAATGTGTAACTGTTTGATTGACCATTTAATAAAGTCTTTGATCTTTTGTACATCATCTGAACTATCAACGCTTTCTTTTAGTGCACTTTCACCTAATCCAGTACTCTTACGTAATCTTAAATCAAAGTCTATGTCACTTTCATATTTGTCAATGTAGTTGTGGTAATATTTTCTTGCTTCTTCTGGTGTGTTAGCAGTAAAATGTTCAATTGGGTGATTAGGATCTTCTGCACGATAAATCTCATAACCCTTGTTTAATCTTTCACGAGCCTTACCTATATTACCTAATCTGTTGCTCACTTGTCTATCAGCACGACTTAAATAACCTTGTAATTTTTCATCACTGATTTCATTGACTTGTTCAGATGTTTTTTTCTTGGTATTAACATTGATTGCCTTACCGTGACGTTCTGGATTAGGATCTTCTCTACGTTTTCTAGCTGCAGCGCTTGCACGACCTTTTTTACCTAAACTATGTGCTTTACTTTGTGGTAAACACTTTGGCTTACCTTCACTATCATCACCCCTAGCACAGTCACCACGGATCTTACCATCAGGACCAAAACGAACCCATTTTTCTTTGAACCATTGATGTAGATTTTCTTCTAGTTCTCTAACACTTTCTTCTACGATGCTTTCATTCTTAGTACTGTTACCCCAATTACTTGCACCTTTTTTACGACACTTTACTAGTGCACCACTTGCATAAGCACTGGGCCAAACTTTATAACGACTCTTGACTTTATAGTAGCAAGCATCTTTCTTTTCATTAATCATCATTTCACTGAACATTGGGCCATTGCAATGTGGGCATTTTTCTTCTTTTAATTTATCAGTAACTTGCGGCGATAATGGTCTCAAACTTCTCATGGTAGCGTAACCGTTTTTAACTGGGCCGCCATGCATTGAATCTCTTTCTTCACCATTACTATTATACCATTTGCCATCAGTGCCTTGCCTTAATGGTTCTTTAGTTTGATAATCCGTGGGTGCTAACCGACCACTACTTCTTGGTTCTGGAGTTGTTGATTGTTGTTTTCCATTTGCCCTAGCCTGTAACTCTGCTTTAGCATCATCTACACTGACCATTGCTCTGCCTGCGGTGCCATCTACAACTGACTGTAGATAATTTGTATTGAATGCGCTTAAATCAGCAGTTTGAGCATTGCTCGCCCCCAATGCTCCTAATGCCATTGCTCCGCCTACTGCCAAATCTTTCCATCCTTCCACCACATCTTCATTCTTTACACAGTTTGGATATGTTTTACCAAACATCTTTTTGTTACCTTCTTTGTGATAACCTTTCCAACATGCTTCGTCTAAGTTTTCATGGTCACTATGTGTTTCGCACATGCCACAGTCTGGACAAACCATTTCCATCTCAATACTTTCATTGTGTTTCTTTTTACCTGCACAATGTGCTTTTTGACTGAAGCCTTTTGGATGTGAGCAATCAATACTGCGCTTATACTTTTCACTCCAACCTTCCTGAACATCTTCTTCGCCTAACTTATGTTTAAGTTTTTTAATCCAAATATCTGGTGTATGACCATATTTGTGCACAAATAAATCATGTAATTTTTTACCACTTATTTTATGCTTTGCGCTGATATGTTGCATCAATTTATCAATAGAATTGTAAGTGTGATGACTTAAGGTAGGGAGTTTTTCTGCTAATTCTCTAGCAGCGGATTCAATAAGTAGTTCGTTATAACGCATAATTAGTATTTATGCTTTTTGTAGATAGGGCTCACTTTTGAGGTTCCAGTAGCGAATTGGATGACTCAAGCCAGCAGCCGGCTACACCACGGTAACTAGTACCGGTCCTAAGGTGTGTTCTTTATATGTATATATTTATCTTTTTTTCGGGTATAGTAAATCAAAATAAATATCTGTATGAAAAAATCTAAAACATCTACTAAAGATTCTGTTATCGTACAAGATACACCAGAAATCGTTGAATCTACTGACACACCTGCTCCATTAGAACTTAATGGTAACAGATTTGATTATTTTACAACATCTGTATACAAGATAGAAATTCCAAGTCTACTGACTGATGCTAGAAAGTGTTCTAATAGAGCATTGACTAAATTTAAAAAAGAGAATCCTAAAATGGATCCTATCTTCCCATTGTATCAAACGCATGATATTTCCAATGACCCGGACATTGCAGTATTAGCACAATACATTGCTGATATTTCATATGATACATTACAGGGTCAAGGATATGATATGCGAAATAAGCGTGTATATTTCAGTAGCATGTGGGTACAGGAGCATTTTCAACATAGTGCACATGAAGAACATATACATGGTCAAGGTGCACAGATTGTAGGATTTTACTTTTTAGATGTACCAAAAGATTCTTCTAGACTTGTATTTCACGATCCAAGGCCTAGTAAGAAACAAGTTAACTTACCTGAAGCTAATATCACTAATGCAACCTATGCCAGTGATGCAGTTAATTTTGTGCCCAATCCAGGTGATTTGTTTATTATCAACGCTTGGACACCTCATAGTATTGGGCGTAATCATAGCAAGAGTCCAGTACGACTTATTCACTTCACACTTAACGTAGATGAGATGATTAACCCAACAAGCCCTACCTCAGGGTCGATAAATATTGATGTCGGCGATCAACCCGAAATCATATGAACAAGTATCACATTCGTTTTAACAAGAGTAGAGGTATGCCAGGTCGTGGTAGTAAAGACCATGTTTGGCGTGTATTTGAGAATGGTAAAGAATTCTTATTCAAACACTTTAAAGTCAATGTTCCAACATACGATGAAACTACCGGCGATGGTATGGGAAATGACGATTGGAATTTCAGTTGTGAGGGTTATATGACGATAGATCGTGAAACATCTACCGCCATTATCAGCCCAACTAAATCAGAATAATTTTATATTTATTAAGCGGCACACATTTCGGTAGTTGTGAATGTATAGTACCATCTAATATATCTTTAATTTGATGTTGCATAGTATGGAGCACTAGCTGCACCACCTGTGCCAACTGCAACAAATAATCCCGTACTGATTGTAGTTACTGCATTCATCAATGCAGCAGATCCACTACCGTTCATTAGTGCAGGTGTAGTCCAAGTACTGCCATTACTACTTGTTGCATAATATCCCGGATTAGGATAAGAACCATATCCAACTGCAACAAATAATCCTAAAATGTTGTTAACAGTTACTCCAGTCATCCTTATGTTAGATGTACTACCGTTTATTGTAGTAGGTGTAGTCCAAGTACTGCCATTACTAGATGTTGCATAAATTGGATAACCATTAGTATCTTTTCCAACTGCAACAAATACTCCCGAACTATTAACAGTTACTGAATTCATCTGAGCATAAACAGAACTACCGTTCATTTGTGCAGGTGTAGTCCAAGTGCTTCCGTTGCTACTTGTTGCATAGAGTGGAAAAGTATAACTGTTATCATAGCCAACTGCAACAAATAATCCTGCGCTGTTGACAGTAACCGATGACATGGTTGCTGCAAGTCCACTGCCCATTGTAGCAGGTGTAGTCCAAGTACTTCCGTCACTAGAAGTGGCATATACCCCATTAGAACCAGCGCCAACTGCAACAAATAATCCTGCGCTGTTGACCGTTACTCCATACATCGTTGCACCAACTCCACTACCGTTCATTCTAGCAGGTGTAGTCCAAGTGCTTCCGTCACTAGAAGTTGCATAAAGTGAAGCACCGCTACTGTCATTGCCAACTGCAACAAATAACCCCGCACTATTTACCGTTACTCCACGCATACGTGCATAAGTCGAACTACCGTTCATTCTAGCAGGTGTAGTCCAAGTACTGCCGTTGCTTGAAGTAGCGTACATTGGATATAAGCTACTATCACCACCGACTGCAACAAATAACCCTGAACTATTAACAGTTACAGCGGTCATATTTGTAGTAGTCCCGCTACCGTTCATTGCAGCAGGGGTATTAAATCCTTGGAAAGGAGGAGGAGGTGTAACACTATTACTGTTACTGCTATCTGATCCAGTACCAACTACATTAGTAGCTTTTACTGTAAATGTATAAGGAGTGCCGGAAGTCAGACCTGACACAGTAATTGGACTAGCTGCTCCAGTACCAGTTAATCCACCTGGGCTACTTGTAACTGTGTAACTTGTTATAGTAGCACCGCCGTTGCTTACTGGTTGAGTAAATGATACACTAACAGTTGTTGTTCCGATTGCTGTTGCTTTACCTATAATAGGTACTCCGGGTACTGTTGGTGGAGGTACGATTGATATGTTATCAAATTTTACGTTGTCAAAATGCATGTTATTTTCTCTTTATTAAAATATACTAATATTTATTAGTGATTTGTTGGGTTTGTGATTTTATGGTTATTGGAACTGATATTTAATAATTACTACCCCTGAGCCTCCCTGATAGGCACCTCTAGGTCCACCGCCGCCGCCACCGCCACCAGTGTTAACAGTTGCGTTGTATCCGGAATATGAACCTCTACAGTTTATATAAGTTCCCCCTCTTCCACCGCCACCGGCACCTCCTATTCCACCTCCGCAGAAGTTTCCACCTCCGCCACCGCCACCGCCACCGGCTACATAAAGAGTACCGCTAACGCATTGACCTATTGTAGAACCAGATATTGGATTTGGTAAGCCGTCACCACCTGTTGCACCAGAAAAAGAACCACATGCACCTATTGCGCCGGCTCCGCCTCCTCCACCGCCAGGTGATCTACCACAACTAGGAAATCTATTACCTCTTCCACCACTGTGACCTTGGCTACCGTGCGTAGCAGACCCACCGGCTGGTCCCGGGAAACATGAACTAGTTCCTCCACCACCACCGCCTCCGCTACCACCGCCGCCTCCGGGTGATCCTAAAGTACCACCAACCCCACCGCCATATGCAGTGATACCAAATGCAACAGAATTACAGCCAGCCGAACCAGCAGCTCCTCCACCGCCAACACATATAGTATATGCCTGTGCAGTTACAGTAGTACATCCGGTTACGAATCCACCAGCACCTCCGCCGGCACCGAAGGTATATCCGCTACCACCTCCGCCACCTCCACCGCCGACAATTAGGTATTGAACAGTTCCACCAACTGAGGGTGTGAATGTACTACCTGTAGTGAATGTATGAATTTTGTAGTTACCTACTGTTGTTATTGTACCACCTGTAGCACTAATGAACGGACTAGTTACAGTAAAGTTAACTGTAATACTAGATGATTTAGTATTTGTATTAGCATATATAGTTGCAGTTTTAGTACCTATTACAGTTGGTGTACCTACAATATTTCCACCACTGATACTTAAACCAGTTGGTAAACAGGTTGCACCATATGTTACAGTACGACCAAATGTACTTGTTGCACTTAAACCAATATTAGATATGGCACCACCTGTGACAATTGATTTGTTTGTTCCGTTAGTTGGACTACTCCAAGTAACTGTATCACCGCTCACCACATAACTAAAATTACGTGTAACGACTTGATTAGCTGGGTCGGCAGCACCAACAGTAAAATTATAAGTTACATTAGTTCCTGCAGTTACATTTGATAATGTACCAGTAATGTTACCATTTGCACTGCCTAAACTCAATCCACCAGGTAAGCTACCACTAGTAACTGAATAAGTTATTGATAATGCTCCGTCAGTAGCTGCAATTGTGTTTGCTATACTATTTCCTTCTTGGAACGTTCCAAGGCTACCTGCACTAGTTGTCCATACAGGTACATTGCTATATGTGATTCCAGCAACAAATGTCGCACTACCTCCATCACTATTAACAACTGCTAATGGATAGTTACCTGCTGAATTCACAGGACTCACAAATGTAGCTTGTGTTAAGCTGACTTGACTAGCACTAGCTACTTGTAAATTATTTACATATACATTAAGACCAGATAAGAAACCACTGCCATTGATAGTGATTGTTTCTCCACCTGTAGGATTCGCGGCAGTTGCACCATTTGGATAAGTCAATCCTGATATTTTAGGAACCACTGTACTTGTAGCAGTAATCGTACCTGCTCCGCCACCTAATGTCAAGTTACCAGCTAGATATAAGTTACCATATGGCTGCTGACTTGTTCCTAAATCAGCACTAGTTGCTGGTACAAGAACACTTGAGTTCTTTAATGTATGATAATTTTGTGTTGCCATTTTATTTTAATCTCTTATTTTATCTTATTGGTATTTGTATTTTACAATAACTACTCCAGAACCGCCCCTTCCACCTGGGGCACAAGCTGCCTTTGCGCCACCGCCCCCGCCGCCCCCCGTATTTACTGTACCGGGTTTTCCTGGTCTCTTACAACAGCAACGATTTAAACATCCAGTAGGATCACCAGAGTTTCCTCCGCCCCCGATACCACCTGCACCAATTTCTTGACCGCCATTACAAGCTACACCACTATTACTTCCGCCTCCCCCACCGATATATCTAGTACCAGAGACACATTGACCTATAGTAGAACCACTTATCGGGTTCACTATACCTGCACCGCCGGCGCCACCTCTGATATAAGTGTGACCATATGAACTTCCAAATATGCCGGCTGCGCCGGCACCACCACCACCACCTGCTCCAAAAAAGCAACCACCTGTATAGCCAGCACCTTTGTGTCCGTATGTTGTGGCACCTGTCACAGTATAACACGCTTGTATAGTTTTTCCTCCGCCACCTGGACCACAAAATCTACTTTCACCTCCACCGCCTCCGCCACTACCCCCGTCAGCACCGGTAACACATGCTAGAGAAGGATAATATCCAGCTCCGCCTCCGCCACCGCCTCCTTTAGCAGTTAACCCTAAAGCGGTAGTATCTGAACCGTTATGTCCGCGATTTGTAACTGCTGTACCACCTGCACCAATAGAAATCGTATAAGTTTGAGATGTTACACTTAATGAGGGGTGGTATATAATACCACCGGCTCCGCCTCCACCATAACCACTACCTCCTGCACCACCTCCTGCAACTGCTACAATTTCAACACTACCGGGGGCAGTAACTGTAAATGCACCTGAGCAAATGAACGTATGAATTTTGTAACAGCCAACTGTAGTAACTGTACCACCCGTAGCAGCTACGGTTGGATCTGCTACCTTAAATGTAACACTTATGCTTGCTGATTTGGTATTTGTATTCGCATAGATTGTTGCAGTTTTAGTTCCGGTAACAGTTGGTGTTCCTGTAATATTTCCACCACTTAAACTAACTCCAGTTGGTAAACAAACTGCGTTATATGTAACACTTCTACCAAATGCGCTTGTAGCACTTAATGTAATATTGGACATCGCTGATGCATTAGCAAGGTTATAACTTGATGCATTAGTTGGATTACTCCATGTAATACTATCTCCATTAATTACATAACTAAAATTGCGTGTGACGACTTGATTAGCTGGGTCTGCGGCACCAACAGTAAAATTATATGTAACGCTAGATGATACTAC